TACATCTGCTGATTTAGCAGGAGCAGGCTTTCGTGCACTCGGTGGATTGTATGATGAGATGGCTAACTTTGGCCGCGCCATTGACTTCCAAGCGGGGGTTATACCGACTGGTTTTGACTCAGAGGGCTTTGTCAAAGGACGTGAAGACCTCAAGTTAAGCAGACAGGCGATGACGGTACTACGGAAAGTAGCGAGTCAACCTTCTGAATTCCAAACTCAATTTATGCAAGGGTTGAAGAGCCACTCGGAATATAAGAACCGTTTGGTAGAACTCAGTGCACGGACAGGAATTGAAATCGACGAAAACTTAATGGTTAGTAATTTGGCTATTATGTCGAATATGGCGGAACTTGTAGACATATCGCGTCAGTTAGACGACAAAATTGCGGCTACTGGATTCGATGACATCACTGGCCCTATTATCCAGCAACGCGAAGTTATTGCAGGACAGCAGGACCTCATCACACAACTCGCTATTTCTACGCAACGGCTTCTCGACATTTCCCTTCAAGGTAACTTGGCGGATGATGACCCGTTGAAAATTATGGCGGATCAAATGCGTGGGTTTGTACTCTCTCAGCAAAAGAGACTCCAAGGGGACCGTTCGTACTTAAACGAAATGGTGGAGGCAAATACCAATGCCCTCAAGGCGGCAATGGAAGTCGACTTTATCGATGGGGACGAAGCACAAGAAGCTACGCACCGTTTATTGAGTGAAAACTTTACGAGTCAGATTGACAGCATTATGGACTCTATGTCTGATGATGTGCAAGGGCTCGTCCTCGACCCCCAGCAAGGGGTAGCAGAGCGTCTAGCCCGCATCGAGACTCTTCGTGAAGAACAGTTCCAGATGATCAACCAGATTAGTCGTGGTACTCGCCCAGAGGAAGCGGCAATGGGACGTGCTGGGGGACACTTCGCTAACGCTATTGCGTACCGTCGTTCTCTGATTGATGGTGAAGTTGCGAAGATGTACATCGACTTTGATAGCAAGCATCCAAAAGTTCACGCAAATATTTCACAGCAGTTCGACTACTTTATGGGTTCTGATGCGGAACTCGACATCTTTAGCCCGGACTATGTAACGGAAGGCGCGAACCAACTTTCAGGGTACAAGATGCTTGCGAGTGACCGTAAGGGCTTTGCTTCGCTATTTAACGGGGCGGCCAAGCGCGGCATCGAAATGATGAACGTACGTAGCAGAGGTCAACTAAAGAAAGTATTAGAGAACCTCGAGCTCAATGGTGCTCCCCCTATTAAGCAGTGGATGGAACTCAAGCGTATCGCTAGGGATGAGCCTGAACTTCTCGGCTTGAATATGGCTCAGGCAGAGGCGTTTGTAGAACAGATCCCACTACTCGTAAATACCAAAGAGTGGCGTAAGGTCAACAAGCACCTAACTAAGATGGTACGTACTGCCTCGGATGAGCGTCAACAAAAGTATATGGCGTTGTACGATCAGTGGCAGTTAGTTGGCCGAGATACTCTTGAAGGAGATGTCCCTAACAAGGGTGCCTTTATGGAAGGGTGGTTAGACGCTGACTCTCCTCGTGCAGTAGGCCAAGAACTCTACACAGAGTTTCGCGCTATCCAAGATTACTACCGTCGTGAAGTCATCGACCGTTATGCTACAGACAAAGTTATCTCCAAGTGGGATGCTGAAATGCGGGCTAGCACTAAGGGCGCGGCAGTAGGTCCATCAGAAGCACTTCCGGGCGGCGAACAGGATGAGCTCTTACAAGACTTCTTGAAGACGTTTACTAAGACAGATCAAGGCATGATGCCGAGCCAGTGGCTCAACCAGCTACTTTCCCGTGTTACCAAACAAACAGAACAGGCTGGTGTTCCCTTGAGTGACCAGAACCTCTACGATGCAGTTGGAGGTTTGCTCGGTAAAGTCGGCGGCGTATATGATGAGAAGACAGGTAAGTACGTCATCTTGGCGGATAGTGCGCTACCAGATGACAAGTACGCGGTAGAAGTACAAAAGCAACTCTCCGCTATTATCACCCGCCATATGCAAGGTATGCTATTTAAAAAGGTGAACAGTGTACTCCCTCGTGATGCGAAGGGACGTTTAGTCTTCGATCCAAATATTCCGTTGGACTTCAACAGAGACACCTTCAAGTCAATTATGAATATCCCGGTGTATACCCGTAATGAAGCAGGGGAACTCGTTCCGTTGATGGAAAACGGTAAAGCTAAGACCTTAATTGACGAAGAAGAAGTCTACAGCGCAATCAACTTAGATGCCCTCGAGCGTAACCGTATAGACCTCAAGGAAACCTTCGATGAGGCCAACGAGTACGTTAACAAGATAGCAGATGATGTCGTCGAGACGCTCGAAATGACAGGCCCTCGTGGAGAGCCTATTGGTGTCGAGGCTATGGCTGAGGAAGAAATAAAGTTCATCCAAGAGCTACAGTATCGTTTGTTCGATGAAAAGGCGAGCACCCGTACCTACGTTAACAAGATGGAATTCGATGAGCGTATCTACGGTTTGTTTATAGACCGTGATGGTGCAAAAGACCTCGATGATCTTAAACGTGCTCTAGTATCTGACGGTTACGATGCTAAGTTCATCGATGACGTCATTGCTAAGTCAGTCAACGATCATCTAATTGTTAAGACACAAACCTACTTAGGTAACAAAGAAATCGTCGGTGCCGATGGTATCAAGATGAAGCGTCCTCAGTACGGGGTTAACTCCGCTGAAATTATCAAGATGATTGGGCCGCCAGATAGTGCGAGCCGCCGTAGACTCGAGACCCTCATCGGGGAAGACGCTGTAGATAGCTGGGAGTTGATTGCTAATGTGATCAACAAGATCGATCCACCACCATCCGGTTCAGGTATCGACGCCCACGTGTCTTCTATGTCGTTGGACTCAATACTATCCCGTATCTACAACATCAACCGTGGCGTTGTATCAGTACAGTGGGTAGCAACCGAATCAATCATCCGCGCTAGTCGCCAGCACAGTGGTGCTTTGCTACGTGCTATGTTGAAAGATAAGGAAGTTGCTCGCAAAGTCCTCGAGATTGTGGAAACAAATCAAGTACCGGAATACAAAGTCGAGCCTAAGTGGTTGCGGGTATTGATGAGCGAAGTTGTGATGGCGGAAGTACGTAACGAGAATGCGGCTACGGATACCTTTGCATCTGGGTTCTACGGCATCACAGGATTTGAAGAGACACAGCCTTTATCCCTCCAAAGTTATATGGAGCGTGGGGTATCCCCCCTCGAACTCGAACCGGGTAGAGGTTTAGAATCTGTGCGGACAAGAACACAGCAAGTTAGCCCTTATGCGGAGCAACGAGCTCGCATAGCGGAAGAAGAGGCTCGGCCATCTCCAGTAGAAACCCCTAGACCATTAACAGAAATTGAGAAAGAGTTTCAAAAACTCGGCCTCAGTACAAAACAATTTGAAGCGCAAGGAGCTCAACAATGAAAAAAGCGTACTCAAACCCTAGCCGTAAGCCGATGATGTACGGTGGCGACACTCGTATGAAGCGTAAGTCAGGATCTACTGACACTGGCGAAACTCGGGCTAAGGCTGATGCGGCGGCAAATGCGGCTGTTCAGTCACGTGTAGCGACAGGTCAAGCTACAGATAAAGACAAGGCGGCGATGCAACGTCAGCGTATGGAAGAGCTCGAACGTATGTCAATCCCTGAGTTACGCAAAATTGCGAGTGGAAATGACTCAGACGCAACAATGGCGCGGAGTGTTCTACGTGCGAAGGGGGACAAGGCGGCAATGCCTCCGGGTGACCAAGAGCCAGCCGGTATGATGTACGGCGGAAAGGCTAGGAGGAAGTAAGATGGGAAAAGAATACGCAAAAGGATCTAGCAGTCGTCCCGCCGCCTCTGCTGAAGAAACTAAAGTGATGTCTTCAACAGTGCTTCCGGGCAGTGAAACGCGCAGAGCTCCTATGCATGTTGGTGGAAAGAAAGAGGCAATGCGAGGTGTCGCTCAAGTCTTACACCAAGAAGACGATCAAGGTGATAACAAAGCTAGGGTAGGATACTACTACGAAGCTGGTAGAAACCTGAAGTCTTCACCTAAGAGAACGACACAAGCCGCTCGTAAAGTTAGATAACAATAACAAAGACAACCACCACCATTGGGCCCTACGGGGCCCTTTTTTATGTGCGTTCTTCTTTGATCTTATCTTGTAAGCTACGGAAGTAATGCCTCACAATGTTACCAATCTTATGAGGATAAACGGGATCTCCGAGGTTTCGTAAGATACGTTCCATGTCAATTGTGTTAACACAGTCGAGATTAAATTCAATGTTTCCATCACGGTTTAGCTCTATTGTGAAATTGAGTAGTTGTGCTTTTGGATCGGCCATAGTTCTTCTATCGGTAGGTTGTAGCAATCTGCTTTGAAAGTAAATCCATTACTCTCGTCCCTCTCGCCCTTCTTGTGTCGTACCGCTCTATCAAAGTACTCATCTTTGGGAATCCTACCAAGTAACCACGCCTTTTGCAAGTTATTTAACACCCGTACAAAAATATATTCATCGCACTTTTGCTTTGTACCGTGGGCGGCAATAGAGCACTCATAGAAGAGTCTAGGTGCGGAGGTGCATCTCTTAGTCTTTACGTCGATTCTGATGCCTTGATCCGTGTATAGATCGTAGTGTGGGGTGGGGGCCTGTACATAATCCAAGTAGTCCCTAACGAGGATCTCACCGAGAGCTCCCGCAGGGGAACCTCCCCCACGAGTAATGCTTCCTTGTAGCCCTACGGTGTTACCTGAAAGTAGCCGAGCTTCCTTAATTTGCTCGGGTGTCGGGGTGATCTCGATCATACGGTTTCCTAAATCTTAGTTTGTTCCGTAGATCGTATATCATCTTGTGGGCGTCCGCAAGGACTTCCTTGTTTCCTAGCATGGGATTCAACTCACACGCTTCAATTTGTAGCTTTAATCTATCCAACATTTTTTGAACCCGTGCATCTGTCATGCGGCTACCTCCACACGCTCCTCCCGTGCTTCAGGCCAACCCCACTCACCTACCATCCCATTCGCATTGTAGTCCGTCACAGTGCCCTCAAAGAAGTTCTTGTGGCTCGCCCCATTCACAACCCAGTCTAGCCACTCTAAGGGATTCTCCTTGACCTTCCAGTTGCCCTTGAGTCCGAGCATGATTAGGCGGCGGTCCGCTAGGTATCGGATGTACTGCTTAATTTCTTCAGCACTAACGCCTTCAATGCTTCCCATTTCAAACGCATTATCAATAACCTTGTCTTCGAGCGCGACACCAACTCTGAACATGTCGTAGATATCTTTCTTGAAATCGTCTGTAACAATTCTCGGATGTTCATCACAAAACTCCCTAAATAACTTAACCATACCTTCGCAGTGCATACTCTCATCTCGTATGCTCCACTCCACAATCTCGCACATGCCACGCATCTTGCCAAACCGCTGGTAGTTCAGGAGCATCGCAAAGGCACTGAAGAGAGCCATCCCCTCGTTCATCACGCTACGTGCAATCGACTTGGCAACTCCCGCGTGGGATTGCATATCAATCTCACCCATGAAGTCTACCTTGTCGGCCATTGCTTTATACTCACGGAACGCAGAGAACTCTGACTCTGGCAACCCGAGGGTATCGTTGAGTAGGGCGTAGCTACGCTGATGGACGAACTCACGGTTAGCGAAGCTGGTGAGCATTGCACGGATCTCGTTGTTCTTGAGCTTCGGGATGTAGTACTCGAGGTAGTTTGTACCTACCTGTACGTCAGACTGCGTGAACAGCTTGAGAATCTGAGTGATGTGGTGCTTCTCCTGTGCGGAAAGTTTGCCACCTTGCCACTGTGCTACGTCTTCTTGCAGTTTTGCCTCCCATTCTCCCCAGTGGACCTTCTCATGAGAAACTGCGTACTCCACAGCCCACGGGTATTTAAATGGTTTGTAAACCTTTGACTCTTCTAGTAAAGACATCGTAAGTCCTTGTTTTATTTGTTGGAAAAAAAGGCCCCTTTCGGGGCCACAAAACGCCGGGGATCAATCCGGCTAGGGAGAAAACTCACATCCCATTTACTATGTTAGGACGTACCTTCTAGATAGTCAATGGCTTTCTTTAACTTTTCCACATCGTCACCAAAAGCACCTAAACCTCTGTTGCACATATGGCACAGCCAGCCCCTAAAGCTGTCTGTTTCGTGACAATGATCGAGAACAAACGCAGAAGCTCGGCCCCCTTTTCCTTCAACTTCTTTCTCATTCAAGTTGCATATGGGGCATTTGTATCCCTCCGGTGCAACTCCGTGAATTTTTCTTAGCGTATTGCGAACTTTTTGTAGCCCAGCGTTACACGCTCTACATTCCGTTCGGTAGTAATTGCCCCCACTAGCATAGGCAAAGTGCTCGTAAGGTTTTTTTACTTTACATTTTACGCAGACTCTTCCGTCTGGTATATCTTCCTGAAGATCAGGGAAGAGGCTATTTTGCATCTTTGTCGTCGAGCCGCTTGAGTTTGATTTCTAACTGGAGCAATTTCCAATTAAGGTCATCTGCCTTATCAAATTTTCTCTTGACCGAAGCTTTCAGGATCTTGTGGTAAGTCCGTAGAATTTTCTGTTTGATCTTGCGCATTTCCGAATATCCTTTCCCAGTTGTTGTTGTATTTTTTCTTATCCATCGGGCGGAGGGCAGTGCCTTTACCAGCACTACTCCTCATCATTTCCCTGTATCTCTTGTCCGTTTTCGTGCTCATCAAAATCTCCGTTTAGTTGTTCGTACATGTCCATGAGCCCACTGTAACACATCGGGCAAAGGGAGAAGGGTATGATACCAATGTACCCTTGCACCCCGCCTTCTGCCTCTATGTCAAACTCACAGGTACAGATGTTACATGTAACGTCAGGGGTTAGCCGTGACATGACAAGCACTCTTCCGCATCTTGTAAAGCCACTCTCTCAACTGCGACTCCAACTTTGTCTGCCTCGATACCCGCATCTGTGCGGAGGTAATAAAGGGATTTGAGTTTAGACTTCCACGCTCGAAGGTGTACCGAGTTAACATAAGACGCCGGCGAACCAGCAGGGAAAAATAGATTGACGGATTGCGCTTGGCAAATGTAGGGTTGTCTATCTCCCGCATGGTCAACGACGGCCCCTTGATCGATCTCATACGCAGTCTTAAAAACGTCCCTTTGTTCTCCGGACAGGAACTCCAAGTGCTGAACAGACCCCTGAGCATTAACCACGCTTTTCCACGTTTCTTGAGTATTTTGTCCGAGAGCATCTAGGACCTCCTCGAGGTTTGGGTTCTTGACGAGGTGAGCACCCGCACGAGTACGATGGGTATAAGCATTAGACTTAATAGGCTCAATGCTAGCACTACACCCACAGATAATAGAACTGTTAGCGTTTGGAGCGATAGCAAGAAGGTGAGCGTTCCGACGTCCCGTGCCCACCATGTCAGGAGCCTCGCCCTTCTCTTTGCCAAGACGCAAACTTTCCGCGTGAGCCTGTGCGTGTATGTCGGCAAATATCCGTTGGTTCGCAAACTTCGCGCTAATACTATTCCACGGGATCTCATTCTGTTGTAAATACCCATGCCAACCCATTGCCCCTAAACCGATTGATCTTTCCCGCTTGGCGGAGTAAACAGCTTTTGAAAGTTCTCTTGGTGCATTTTGGATAAAGAATTCAAGGACGTTGTCCAAGAATCGTACCAAGTCCCCAACCATTCCTGATCCGCTCCACTCGTCGTACTTTTCGAGGTTGACGGAGGAGAGACAGCAGACTGCTGTACGCTTTGAGTCAGTTGGGAGAGTGATTTCACTGCACAGGTTGCTACCCATAACCCGTAAGCCAAGTTTTCTTTGGTTTTCTGGGAGGCGGCGGTTGGATTCGTCGATAAAGTGTAAGTAAGGTGAGCCAGTTCTGAACCGAGCTTCAAGTATTCTTTGCCACAACTCTCTAGCTGGGACTGAATCTCTGACATCTCCGTCATTAGGGTCTCGTAATTGCCATTCTGTTCCATTTTCTACCGCCTCCATAAAATCGTCGGTGATGTTGACTGCGTTAAACAGGTTCAAACACTTCCTGTTAGTATCGCCAGTCGGTACTTTGAAGTTAATAAATTCGATAATATCTGGGTGAGATACATCGAGGTATGCGGCGTATGATCCCTTTCGGGTACGCCCCTGCTTCCACGCAGTCATCCCTGAGTCCACGACTTTCATGAAAGGTATAGGTCCGGGTGCTTTATCTGAGATACCCCGTACGTCAGACCAGTGTCCTCCGACGCCGCCCCCTTTTACGGAGAGCCAAGCAACTTCAGAGTTATGGCTGATAAGAGACTCAAGATTGTCGCCAACATAAGTGAGAAAGCAAGAGATTGGCAGTCCTTTTGGCTCAACTCCGTCAAGCGGTGCGTTTGAAAGCACAGGACTAGCGAACATAAACCAACGCTTAGAAGCGTAATCATAAATACGTTGAGCGAAGCCATAATCCCCCTCGCAATAAGCCAAAGCCGCCCGAGCAAAAGCCTCTTGTGGGCTAGACTCATCTGGCAACATGTAATAATCCGTGAGCAACTTCAAAGACTGTGCGCTAAAGTTCTCATCCCTGTCGTAGTCAATGGCAATCTTGCCACAGTACATATGTTCCATTATTTCTCCGAAAGTTCTTTTTCTGCGCGGGTCGCGTACCACTCCGCCTTGCCCACGTTCATCAAAGGGGTATCTTTATCGTTAACCCGTAGTAAATATTTTAGCGAGTTTCCGAGCAAATATCCAGTGAATTGTTCTTCCGTGAGTACAGACTTAATAACGTCAATGGCTTCAAAGTCTTTCTTCCTGTAGTGGTCCGGGTTCTTCCAGTCTGTCATTGTAGTTCTCCAAATCTAGCCGTAATAACATTCCCCTCCATGCTCTTGATGCGATCACGGTGCTCTGGCTTTAGCTCCTCTTCTGGGACGACTTCACCGAGTGCTTCCAACGTAACCCTTTCCAGTCCCATGTCGTAGAGGTCATCGAAGTTTTCGTGGACAGCCCCGAGTAATCCTTGAAGAATGACGTAAGTTGGATCAAACATCTTTTCACCATCAACTTCCACCTGAGTATCTCGAGTTGCATATGCACGGATAGTAAACCCATCCTCGTCTTCATCTTCATCTTCTACGGGCTCCAGTACGATGTAGTAACGCCCCTTTAGTAGGCCGGCCTGTTCGAGGGCAATCAATTTATCATCATCAATAGTCATACTTGTTTCTCCAACCACTCTAGTGGTATCTGTCCGTCTGCCCAGAGGATACCATTCTTATCACACCATTTGCCATAAGTGGTTTTACTAGACCGGTTAAGTTTGTTAGATGCTCGCAAGAACAACATACGTATGTCAAGAAACATATTCTGCTGAATTACCAAAAGCATTTTCTGTCGGTCAGCAGGGCTGAAGAATCCTTTAGCTTCAATGTAAATATCTTGTTCCGGAAGATAAAAGTCTGGGATGTAGACTTTAGGTTTTGGCTGGTACGTAATCTTCTGCGCTTCATACTCGTACTTAACTCCTTGTTCTGCAAGATATTTTGCAACACTGAGTTCGTAGTCCGAGCGGAACTTATGTCGTTGTGGTTTACTCATAAGCTCATAAGTCCCTGTATCGATTGAGAAATTCTATCCTGTAATTTGGGAGTTGTATTCCCGATTTGCAGAAGTGCATTAGAGTACTCTTCTCCCGGAAAAACTACGACACGTCCCTGCCGTACTGCTTCCCCTATCTTCTGAATTTCTATATTAAGGTTACGAGCATCACGCTCAAATGTTTCGTGCAAGAGGGGTTCGTAGAAGTGTTGCCACATAGTCAACGGCAAGCATCTCTCAAAGTTACGGGCCCACCTCACCCACGGGTCGCCGGCCTTCTTATCAGCGGCTTCGATGTAGACTGCGTACGCTCCCTCATTTAGATACAGGAGTTGACGATCCACTTTCTGCGTCATCAGAAGGGGCATTCTTGTCCTCCACTACAATTCTACGCAGGGTCGCAAGACCATCTGCTTTAATGCCAAGACCGAGATCTTCACAGTTAAGTTGGCAAAACACTTTACCCCTTTTGTACGTCATGTCTCCCAACTGGTAGATTGTCGCGTACTGCACTTCTTCTAACGCTGGTCGTAATTCATCAATAACCATCGTGTTGTGCCTCTCCACATCTTTCATGATGCGGTCCTTGAGTTTGAGGATCTTTCCTTGTAGCTCAACTACTTTCTTGATATCTGCGGTCTTCATAGTTCCTTTACCTTGAGTGTATGATACCACGCCAATGGTTTGTTCTTCGCCTTCGAGGTAACTTTCTCGTGCTGGATAGCTTTAGGCCAGCAGTGCGAACGGTAGCCACAGAACGTACAACTCTTGTTTAGTAACTTGTTACCTGTGGTATGGACTACACCTGCGACACGGTAGGTCTCAGGCTCAGGTTCCATCGGGGGCTTGTTAAACTTGTAGTTTGACATGAGGGCTTCGACATTACGGGCCGCGTCTTCGAGGTACTTCTCTCGATCCGCCTGCTGGTCGTCGGGAGCTTCGACAAACTGAATTTCGCCTGAGGACTTATCCACAACAATCCACCCGCCAAAGTCCATGTTCTTTGACTCCGCGTAGAGGTGTCCCTGCATGAGGTATCCGAACGGGTCGTCAGCCTTCATGCCTTCGTACCCTTTACCGAACTTCTGGTTGTAAGAGTAGGGGCTTGCAGACTTGATGTCCCAAACCTTTGTGCCATCGACTGTGTCTTCCATAACTAAGTCGAGAGTACCTTTTACTTGCTCACCTGCTAGGGTTAGCTCGCACTTATCTTGTGACGATATCACATTGATTCCCGCTGACTTGAGGATCGCCATGACTGCCGCCTCCACAAGATCACCGATGAGGAATCGCATGATAGCGTTGTAGGTCATCTCCTCGTTAACGCCATCCCTTCCGCATACCTGTTGGCAGAGGGGACGTCCGAGTCCACTCATGCGTATACGCCATTGTGGATCACGGTTAAATTGCTTTTCGAGTGCCTCGCGACAATCCTGTGTAAACTCCTCAACAACAGAAGGGGAGAGTTTTACCTCCCCCCTTGTCGCCTGCTGTAGGAAGTTCTTTACTAGAACCTCCGACAACATCAGTTGAAGTCCGCCGCTAGGTCGACTTCTTCCTCGTTGGTTTTGGCTTTCACCGCTTCCTTGTATTGGTCGAGGATGTTTCCGTTAGAAGCTTTGATGGTCTCCAAGAACATCGTCAGCATCTCTGTTGTTGGGCCGTCCAAGCGAACACTCTTTGCTTGTGTAAACACAGGCGTGAAGTAGGTTACGCTACCCATCTTGTGACGCTTCGTAGTGAGCTCGAATACCACTTCGTTCATCGGAGTGTTGCCGAGCTTCTGGATAGCCTCACGCGCAGGGCGGAAACCAGAACGCTTGAAGTATGTTACGACTGGGTAGTCCTTGATTTCGACATCCTTGCCTTCAGCAGTCTTACCCTTCATGCTAACCACCGCGTAAAACACTTGGTTACATGTCGCTAAACGAGAAGCGAGAGTGTCCGGGTGATCTTCACCTAACTGCTCTTCTTCTGATTTTGTCAGGCGTCCACACTTGTTACCGCCAGAAGTATCTGGAAATTGGTAGTCAAGGCTTGGTGCCTGAACTGAACGAGAAGAAAACTTCCCTTCCTCTTGGTCCCACACAGACCATTCATACGTCCGCACGAGTGGCCGGAACTCTACACTGTCCGCGTAGACAAACTCACCATCGTGGTAGACCTTCCATGCTCCCTTCTTGAGGGTGTGTCCTTCGTCTGTATCCGTATCGTAGTTGATATTCAGACGAGCAAGACCCTGTTTTGGTTGGTCATCATCCGCTTGACCTGTTAACCGCATCATTTCTGCACGGTCACCAGACTTTACCGCCTCCAACATATTGTCGAAGGGGTTATCCATCACGCTCAATTCGCCCATTACGCTCTCCTTAGTTTGCGTAGACAACTTCGGTGTCCAACCAGTTGGACCCCATCTTTACCTCAACAGAGATAGGCATATCATACTCCATCCCATATCTGCGTTGGCATTCTTCTGGTAGTGACATCATTGCCTCCACCACAAGTTCTGTACAAGTATCCTCCTCTCCGGGGAATACGTCAAGTACAATACTATCATGAACTGTGTTACATATCACACTTTTTAATTGCTTATTTTTCATGGCTTTAGAGAGATAAACTAGAGAGATTGGCAGGAGATCCCCAGTTGCAAACCCTTGCACAGGGTAGTTGCAGATGGCTGTCCGGTTGGTCGCCGTCCCCCAGTCTGTCCACGTCGTACCGGGAAATGCATACTGTCTTCCAGACGGTAGCGTGATGAATCCCTTCTCGACAGCGTCACTCTGTAGCTTGTCGTGCCACGCAGTTACCCCGGCGTATTTGTCTTTGAAAGTACGGTAGTATCTCTGCTGATCAGGAGTACCTGTCGTTCCCCCGTATAGCGGCTTAAAAGTATGAGCCTTAGCGTCTTGCCGTGAGCATCCGATAATTTCAGCAGTGACAGTGTGTACATCCGTCTTGTTCTCCACGTCGTGATATACCTGAGGGTCGTTAGCTAGGAATCCTGCGACTCGAAACTCGAGTTGCCCGTAATCAGCTTCGAGGATTTTCCCTCCTTCAAAACGAGAGACCATTGCCCTCCGGATAGCGAATGTAGAACCACGGGGCATATTCTGGAAGTTGGGGTTACGAGAACTGAGCCGTCCTGTAGCTGTGACACATTGCATAAAATCGGGGTGTACGATGTTATCCCTGTCTCTGTTGTTTTTGAGTCCTTCAACGAAAGTAGAGAGGTAAGTGCGAAGTGCATTGTATCTGGAGTAAGACTCTGCAAACTCTCTGGCGGTACCAGAAAGTTCATCGAGGCGTTCTTTAAGTGTTTCATGGTCTGTCTTGAACCCGGCT